TTCTCAAAGTAAATACTTGTTGAACTACTTTGTCATGATCTGGGTGAGACTTATTCCAATATGGACCATCTCTATCATTAACAAGTTTGCTAATCTCAGCTTCATAGTCTGTACTTCTATCAACGCTTTCGCTTTCAGTACCTACTAATTTATCTTCAGATAATATGTTTGCAATGTTTGCAAAACCTTTGATAACTTCTGGATGATCTCCTAATCTTGTACCATCTTTTAGTTCCATATCTAAGATTTGTGGGTTCATGTTTGCTTTAGCAACTGATCCAGCTTTCTTAATATTATCTTCATAAGATCTACCCCATTCTTTACGGAGTTCAGCTTCAGCATTTGCTTGTGCAGTTTCAGTATCTACTCTTGCTTGTTGTGCAGAACCTTCCATAGAATTTTTATAAAACTCTAAGATACCTTGTGCTTGTTTATTATTTAAACCAAGTTGATGTGCGTTCTCTGCAAATTGTTTTATTGCACCTTCATCTAATGGAACTACATCTGAGTTAGCTTCTAGTTTATATTTATCTGGAGATTCTGGTCTACCTAGTTTTCCATAAACTTCTTGCCATTGATCGTCTGTTGAGTTTTCATTTGGTACTGCAACTTTATCTTGACCAATCATTCTAGTTGCGTTGATATAACTTTTAGCTAACGCATCTATTTCTGTAAACTTAGAAATGTTTGGATCGTTTCTAAACTCTTCTGAAATTGTATCTTTCCAAGATTTAGCAACAGTTGGTTGTTCTGTTGTTGTAGAACTAATTGTTTGTTCTGTTTGTTGAGGAGTGTCTGTAGTAGTTGTTGTCTCTTCTACAGGCACATTACTTTGTGTTATCTGTTCACTTGACATTCTTATTCTCCTTTTGCAGCATTTGTTTTATAAATAGAAGTACGCTGCGTTGACCTTCCATGTATGCACTCTCATGACTATCACCTTTTACATTGGTAGTAGAATGATAATGACATCTTTTTTCTAAGTCAGACAAAACATCTTTGCCTTCGTCTGTATTAAAAATATATTGATAATTGTCTCTAAGTTTTTTTACTAGATTTTCTAGCTGTTTATTTGATTCCATAAATTATTCAACATCAGCGTTTGCCAAAGCCTGTGCTTCTTCTGGTAATGCTTTTGCTAATGGTGCTACTTTTCCCCCTGCTTCTGCTAGTTGTTGTACTTGTTGCATCTGTTGCATTTGTGCTTGTTGTTGTGCTGCTTGTTCTCTTTCAGCATTTAATTCAGATTGTGGTTTTAATATTTTTTGTGGAACACCCACAATGTCTGCCAAGTGTCTAACAAGTTTATCCATATTGATGTGATCGAATACTGGAGCAACATTTGATAAGCTACCTAATATTTCTATTGCTCTCATGATAGAAGATAACTCTGTAGACTTTTGTGCTTTAGCTAATGGTGATACATATTCTATTTCTATATCTTGACCTGCTAAAAATTCTGGAGCTGGTCTAAATAAATTTTTTCTAAGTATTAATGCGAAAGTTCTATCGATCAATGGTTTTAATAATTCAGATTGAAGTCTACCTAATACTGGTCCAAGCAATCTCATCTTCTCTTCGTTTCTTTGGATAACTTCTGTTGCTGTCATCTGTGGACCACTCTGCATCATTAATTGATTTACATAAAAAGCATTTCTAATTGAGTTTCTTCTTTGCTCTTCCATGTTTAAACCTAGTGGAGTGTTTGCTCCAATGTTTAATGTTTCAATTCTATCTCTAGTTCCTGCTCTGTAAAAATTTAAACCACCCGGTACTGTTCTTACAGGTAACATAAAACCATCATCTGGAACTAATAAAGGTGGATCAACTTGTTTCTGTGCAGACTTGATTGTAGTCTTTGACATTTCATTTAACATCTTAACATCTGGTAACGCTGTCATTGCAGGAGATCTACCATAAATTTCGTGTGATGCTTTTAAGTATCTTGGTACTACAAAAGGAAACTCTCTGAAACCAGATACAGATAACTCGTCTCCAGATTCTGCATCTAGGTATACAGATTCAAATGGCATATTTTCTTTGTCTTGTTTTGTAGGATCAAAGTCAGATCTAGGATATACTGCGTGCATAATCTCTACTTCTTGGTATGGATCTTTCTGTGCTTTAGTTGCGATGTTCATTGATACATCACCAAACTTTTGCATTACTGCTCTTGCAGATAAACTAAACTTTCTAAATACTGTATCGATTCTTCCTTTATCATTCTCAGCAATAAAGATTTCATTAATGTGTCTTGTAGAAAATTTTAAAACATCTTCATCATCTTCTTCGATAAACATTGCAGCAGTTCCAAATGTAATTAGATCATGATACAGTTCAAATATTTCTTGTTGGAAGTTAGACTTATTGAATGCAGAGTACATAACTTCTGTTGCATCTTCCAACCATTCTTTTGCTTCATCCTCTCCATCCATTCCTTCATTTTTAAATCTTAAAGAGAACCAAGGTGTAGATGGGTTAGTCAACATACCATGTAGTGATGCAGCTAATAGTTCTACCGATTGTAATGGCGAACCATCAAAAATAAGTTCTGTTCTTTTATCACCTTTAGATCTTGTTTTAGTTACATCTGCTTTTCTTGGTTGCATATAGTCTGCAACTTCTTGCCAATGACTTTCCCAATTTTGTCTTTGTGATTTTAAACGATCATATCGTTTTAATAAATTTTTTGCTTTATCTGTTTGTGCCATTATGCCTTACCTAGTAAACTTGGTTTACCTAAAGTTAATCCATCATTTACACCAGTAACACCTGTCATGATTGTTGGATTTCTTCCTTTAGCTTTTATTTTTCTTTTTCTTAATTCAATAGGATCTTCTGCTTTTGTGGTTGTTACTTGTGAAACTTCTGCTGTTGTTGGAGCAGTTACTTCTGGTGCTTGCACTACTTGACCACCTGTATTTGTTGCACCACCATTATCGCCTTGAGACAATGTATTACCATAAGCATCTGTTTTATTAGATAATCTTTTTTCAAGATAACTTTTATACATAGATTCTTGAGCTGCTCTACTCATTCTTTCAAACTCTTGTTTAGTAGTTCCTTTGTATCCACCTTTACCTAAAACTTTTCCTGTAAAAAACTCTCTTGTTTTTTTTGATCCAGCATCAAACAAAGGTTCTAATGGTCTTAATATTAATGGTCCACCTTGTTTTTTTGTATAAGGATTATTTATAAATAAATCCATTTTAGCTGCAGTATCATCTTTTTCTGGATTATAGTCTGCAGGTTTTATTCCTGTTTTTGTTTCTCCATAAGTTGTTACATTTATATTTTTGTTAATTTCTTTTTTAGTTCCTTTTTTTTGTTTAGTAATTTCTTTTTCGTATGCAGATACTTGAGTGTCATTACTACCAGAATTACTAGAATTATTAGATCCCATTACTTACCGAATGTTAAAGATGATTTAGTTTCAGATATAGTTTCAGATTTAGATTCTTTGTTTACTGCTATACCTTTTTGTAAATCATTCATGTTGTTAAATTTAGGTTCTGCTTTTTTTGCAGCAGGTTTCATTTTCTTGATAGCTTTTTTAATTTTATCTAACATATTATTCTCCTAATAAGGTTTTAAGTTTTTCTTCTTCAGATTCTTGTATACCAAGTGGTCCAGTAAGGATTGTAGACTTTTTACCTTTTCTTCTTCTCAAAATTGCGTCTCTTTCAGCTTTCATTTTTGCTTCCTCTTCTGCAGATAATTCTGTATCTGGTGGTTCCGGCAAAGGTTGAGGTGGTGGCAATGATGGTGTTTTTGGTTTAAGTATTGATCCCATAATTAAATAATCCTGTAATCATTATCTGCTACACTTTGTGGAGCAGTTTGTCTAGTATTAATTTCTTGAAGACCAACAGCTAGGTAACGCATCGCATCGCAAGCGTGTGAACTCCAATCGTGTACAGGTTTCGATCTGAACATTCTATTTTTGTCGATGTACTTCCTATGGTAATGTCTTAACGCATCTATTAAATTTTTGCAATGGTCTGTGTCTATCCAACATCTGGATAGCAGCATGGTTACTGCGTGGATACCTTCTTCTACTGGTAGCTTTGGTACTACCTTAAACCTAATTCCTAACTGATATGCTATTTCTCTTCTAGTCTTTCCATTGCCAAACTCTTGTACATCAATATCGTGTGGAGCAAAGTGATCCTTGTAGATGTATGGTTTTTCTTCTAGCAACTGTATGTAGTGTGGTAATCCATGACCTCTCTCTTCATGGTAATCTATTATCTGTATTGCTGTTCCTTTTTGTTGAAAGAATATAATACTACTGTGGTCTGCGACACCGAGATCCCATGCAGTTGAGACAGGCAAAGTAGGATCGTAGGGAACTCTAGCTATCTGGTTCTTATCTTCTATCTTGGCG